TGAAACAATCAGCAAGGTTAAAAAAGAGATACCATTAATAAAAGCTTGTACAAAATGGAAAGGCTCTGTTGAGGATGGGGTTGCTTTTTTGCAATCTTTTAAGGCTATTTATGTGCATCCTGACGCTGAGTGTTGCTTTGGTGAGCTAAGTGCTTATAATTACAAAAGAGATGCAAACGGCGATCCTACAGCGATAATCGAAGATAGTAATAACCATTATGCTGATGCTTTACGCTATGCGATAGAGCCGTTACTCCGTAAAGACCCCGAAATTAGAGTAAGACGACTATGAGTAAAAAATGGTGGCAGTTTTGGAAAGAGCAAAAAAACGCTAACACATTAGGCGTGCTTATTCGTCAATCGGGTAACTTTACGTCTTATAATTTTAGCGCGTATATTAGAGAAGCATATCAACAAAATACAACAGTTTATGCTTGCATCCAAGAATATGTAAAAGCCTGTGCATCTTGCCCAATCATCATTAAGCGCGGTGATACTGTTATCGAAAACAAAACTTTGATGACCTTGCTACAAACGCCAAACATGAGCCAAACATGGGATGATTTTTTGGAGCAAGCAATTATCTATTATTTGTGTGGTGGTGAAGCACCAATTTATGGCGATGCAATTATCCCGACACGATTACCGAAAGAGTTAATTATTTTACGACCAGACTGGCTCACTCCGACATTATCTAATCAGTTTGTCGGGCAGATTGCGGAATGGCGATACACAGCGTCAGACAATGCAAGCGTGAGCATGAGTATATCCCCTGCTAATTTGTTAATGTTCAAAGCGTTTGACCCGTTATGCCGTTATCGTGGATTGTCGCCATTGTCCCCTGCTGCTTTTGCGATTGACCAACTTAACGAGTATAACAAGACTAATTTTGCATTGTTGCAAAACGGTATGCAGCCGAGCGGCTCATTAACCACAGAACAAGTTATTGATGATGCCCAGTTTAATAGACTCAAAACACAATTTAGCGAGACTTATACAGGTTCACAAAACAATGGCAAGCCTTTGATTTTAGAAGGCGGCTTAAAGTGGCAGCCATTTGGCTTTAACCTTCGCGATGCAGAATTTTTAGGTGGCAAAGCATCAAGCAAAAAGGATGTTTGCGAGGCATTGGGCGTGCCAACTCAGCTAATCGGCATCGAAGGCAGTCAAACATATGCTAACTATGAGCAAGCGAGAGCAGCATTTTACGAAGATAGAGCAATCCCATTGCTAGACAAATTTTTAGCAGCTCTGAATAAATGGCTAGGATTACGCGCTGGCTTGCGACCCGATGATGTTTTATGTGTAGATATTGATGCGGTGGCAGCGTTAGAGCCAAGACGTGCAGAACGTAACCAAGTTTTAGACAAAATACAGTCAATCACGATTAACGAAAAACGTACAGCGATGGGTTATGATGCGGTTGATGGTGGCGATGGTATTTTGATTAACAGCGGATTGATACCGCTAGATATGGCTGGTGCAGATATTCCGATGGGTAACGGCCTATGAATAAAACTCAGCGTCTAAGATATGCAAGGGCTATTTTGTTGTTACAAGACAAGATTACACTTGCTTATCAAAAGCGAATTAGACGTGAGTTAAAGCAAGCCGCCACAGATTTATCATTAAGCTATCAAACAAATCAAAGTCAATTAGGCTTTGCAGCTATTCAAGACAATCACAAACAAGCACTTGTTAAAATACTTAACGATTTAGCACTTGAGACAATCACTCGCTTTAGCAAGTTAGATGTTTTTGGCAAAAAAGACATCTTTGCAGTGCAGATTGCTAACAATATCTATGCCGAGTTAGCACAAAACGTATTGACCACAGCCGCTACAGTATCAGCAACAACAGTTGCTAGTGCAACATACGTTATATTAAAACAAATGGAGCTAAGCAAAACTAAACCAAAAGCCTCAGAGCCTGAAAACATTGCCAAAGCTATCAGCAAAAAACTAAATGCGGTATCAGTTAGCCGAGCAATGACGATTGCACGAACCGAAACACATCGAGCCGCAAATACAACACAATTTAGACGTGCAGAATGGGCAGCCAATACCGCTAATTTAGAAGTGGAAGTCGAATGGATTGCAACAAATGATAGCCGCGTGCGTGATAGCCATAGACACGTTGACGGCCAAAAGCGACCAATGGGACAGACGTTTAATGTGGGTGGAGATGCGATGAGATACCCTAGCGACCCAAGAGGCAGCGCAAAAAATACGATAAATTGTCGATGTGTTTTGGGTTATGATACGATAGAGCAATAAAAAGCCGCCCGTGAGGTGAACAACACAAGGCGGCTAGTAATCACATTAAAGCAATCGCTTAAATAGTAACGCATTTTCGGAGCGATTGCAAAATGCAAATTTTATATACAAAGGCTTTGTCATTAGTTGATAGCAAATTCACAGAGCAGCAAAAAGAAGGCGCATTTTCGGGATATGCGGCAGCGACTGGAAATGTGGATTTAGGAAGCGATATTATTCTAAAGGGCGCGTTTAGTGATTGGCTAAAAATAGCCGACGCAAGCCGTGTGCGTGTTTTGTGGAATCACGATTGGGACAGGCCAATCGGTAAAAACATGGCTATGAGCGAAGATGACAGAGGCTTGCTAGTAGATGGCGAATTGTTGCTTGATATTAAAAAAGCACAAGAAACACGGACACTGATACAAAACAACGCGATTGATGGTTTGAGTATTGGCTATCGTGTTGACGATTTTAGTTATGACAACAACGTGAGAGTTATTAAAAAGTTATCTGTTTTAGAATACTCATTCGTCACATTTGCAATGAATCCTAATGCTATTGTAAATGATATGAAAAGTGCTAAACTAGATAGCGTACGAGACATAGAAAACTACCTGCGCGATGCTTGTGGGCTTTCGAGAAACGATGCAAAAACGCTTATTAGCAAAATCAAAAATAGTCGAGATGACGATTCACGATTGAGCAACTTAGCCGCGTCATTATTGAAACTTAACGAGACATTGCGAGGTAAATAACCATGTCTAGTGAATTAGAAATTCAACAATTAGTGGAAGCTGCCACTAAATCCGTTCACGCTTTGCGCGAATCCCAAGAATCTGCTATTGCAGAACAGAAAAAACACGGCACTTTGTTAGCTGATACTCAAGAAAAGCAAGCCAAGATTGAGCAAGACATTGCAGTAATGTTGGGCGTGATTGATGAAATTAAAAAAGCCCAATTAGCACAAGCAGAAGCCAAACAAAATGGCGGCTTATCTGCTCAAGAAGTCGAAGCAAAAACAGCTTTGCATAAGTTTATATGTAAGCAAGCATTGACTGACAGCGAGCAAAAAGCACTTAACACATTGAATAACAATGATGGCGGCTTTTTAACAACTGCCGACACCAGTGGTCGCATCATTTCGCGCTTGCGTGATTTTAGCCCAATGCGTCGCTATGCAAATGTTAAAACTACTGGCAAAAGCCGCTTAACTGGCATTATCAATAATGGCCGAAATGCTTATTCATGGGGCGCACAAGGCGCAACTGTTGGCGAGTCTAGCACTAAGCAATTTGGCGAATATCAAATCGACGTTAAGAAGTTAATCGCTTATCCAAAAGCAACCGAAGAAATGCTTGAGGATGCAGATTATGACATCGAAGCGTTAATCATTGACGATGCAACAATGGGTTTTGCTGAGGGTGAAAGCTATGGCTTTTTGCTTGGTAACGGTGTGTTACAACCACGCGGCTTAATGACAGTGCCCACTGCTTACACAGGCGACAATACTCGCGCATGGGGTACAGTGCAGAAGTTCAAAACTGGCGTTAATGGCGCGTTTGCAGCAACACCTAACGGTGGTGACGTATTCATTGAAGCTGCTATGTCCTTACGTTCTGCTTATCGTAGCGGTGCAATTTGGGCGATGAATCGCTTTACTTTAGCTGCTGCAATGAAGTTAAAAGACAGCGATGGCAATTACATTTGGCAGCCCACTTGGAATTTACAAGACGCGCCATTTGGTACTATTTGCGGTATTGCAATCGCGCCTGACTTTGACCACATGGCCGACATTGCTAATAACTCATTGTCGATTGCGGTTGGGGACTTGAACCAAGCATATCAAATCGTTGATAAGCGCGGCATCTCGGTTGTTCGTGATAACATCACATCGCCGGGCAACGTAAACTGGTATATCAGCAAACGTACTGGTGGCGACGTGGTCAACTCCGAATCCGTCCGTTTTATCGAATTTAAGGCTTAATTGGAGTACATCATGAGCGTTACTAAAGATTTACATAATTTAATCAGTGTTACCACAGCGATTGCATTAACTGCCGTTGCTGATGGTGAAGATGTTGCAGGTGTGGCGATTGACCGACAAGGCAGCGACGGCTTAGAGTTCATTTTCCAAGTTGGTGCTTATACTGACGGCAGTGTTACACCGTTAATCGAAGAATCAGACGACAATGTTACTTATACCGATGTTGCTGATGCTGACTTAACAAACACTGAAGCAAGCGCGGCTTTGTCTGCCGCTGGTGTGTCTAGCATTGGTTATATTGGTGATAAGCGTTATGTAAAAGCAACCGCTGCAACTGCTGCTGGCTCAACTTTGAGTGTGGGCGCATCGGCTGTTAAATACGGCTTACGCTTACGCGGTACTGTTAATCCTGCATAAGTTGCCAAAAACTAAGGGGCAGAAATGCCCCTTTTTTAGAGTTAAATAATATGTCTTTATTGATTACAGATGGAAGCGAACCGCTAACAACAACCGATGTAAAAGCATGGGCTAAGATTGAAAACAGCGATGAAGACACATTAGTTAGCTCTTTGATTACATTATGTCGTCATGAAATTGAGTCATACACTAAAATGGTGTTATGCAATCAAACATGGCGCACGTTTTATCAATTCGATTATGCAAAAACCATCTTTTATTCTCCACGAATGACGGCCACCTCTGTCTCTGTTGACGTTGATGGGACAACATTAACAGTAGATACAGACTATTTGTTTAATTCAAATACAGGTCGATTAAAACTCAAAAACGAGTACGGCTCAGATAGTGAAATAACAATCACTTGGACAGTGCAAACAACACTCAGCGCACAATCAGCACTAAAACAAGCACTTTTGGATTTAGTCATTTATCGTTTTTACAATCGCGGCACAAGCGATATGCCTAATTTAGTTAGAGAAGTTATTAACAAATATCGGGTTTTTAACGTATGAATGTCAACATTGGCGAGCTAAAGCACCGCGTCACTTTTTGGAAAGAATCAAACGTGAGCGATGGTCAAGGCGGCTATGTTACGACTTGGGCAGAATTGGCAAAAGCATGGGCTAAAGTGGTTGAACAATCGCCGCGTGAGCGATTTTATCGAGGTGAAAATGCCCACACTCAAGGTATGACATTTACTATCAGACAGCCGCAGACTTTTAGTTTAGATACCCAAAGCTGCGACAAACTAAAGATTACGCACAGAGGCCGAGACTTTAGAATTGTTGGTATTAGTCAGAATAAATACAATTTAGACTTTTACGACATATCAGCAGAACAATGGGGAACAGTCACACAATGAAAATGCGCGGTGCTGTCTTTTTACTTTATGCAGAAATTAGCAGTGTAATGACGCTGATAGCAGCTTGCACCACCAACACACTAACAGCTAATAGTGAGACGGTGGACGTTACAGACAAAAGTGTTTTATTTCGTGAACTGTTAGAAAATGCAGGAATTAGCAGCGTTAGCGTTAAGGCACAAGGCGTTTGCAACAATAGCGCATCGTTTGCATTTTTACGCCAAACAATCATTAGCGGTACATTATTTAACGCCCGTATTGAGTCAAACACTAGCGAAGTTTATACGGGTTTATTTGCGCTTACATCATTTGAATCGTCGGGTGAGTATAACAAAGGCGAGTTATTTGCGATTACGTTAGAAAGCGCAGGAACAACGGCCTTTGTTGATAACGATTTTAGGTTGTTAGAGACAGGCGGAATACGTTTGTTAGAAGATGGCTCATATCGGATATTGGAGGCAGCATGACAACACTATATCAACAGTTTAATGCAGCTTTGCAGCGTCGTCTTGAAGCAAATCTTGTTATCGCTGGTGAGCTTGTGGCTACAGAAGTTAGACGCAACATTCAAAAGTCGCCACGCGGTGGTAAAACTTACGTCAAGACAAACCCAAACCGTGTACATAAAGCATCTGCGCCAGGTGAAAGCCCTGCAACTGATTTAGGTTTTTTGGTGCGATCAATTCAAGTACAGCCTGATTTTGATAACTTGCGCATCCGTGTTGTTAGCTTACATAGTATTGCGCCCTATGCAAAAAGATTAGAGTTTGGCGACTTGTCCAAAGGATTACAACCGCGCCCTTTTATGTTCAAGTCGTTAGCCGCAAAAAAGCAAAAAGCAGAGGATTTAATGAAAAAAGCATTAAACGCTGCAATTCGTGATATGCAGGGAGCTGACATACAATGAGCTTATTTAATGACTATGTAAAAGCTGTTTACACAAAACTAAATAACACAAGCGGCTTAACGGGTTTATTGAGTGAATCATTAGCAGATGACCAAGTATTTCCCAAAATATGGATTGAGGACGGTGGCGCGGACGATTGGTCAAACAAAGACGATAACGGCTTAGAAGCTAATATAAATCTCCACATAGGCTCACGTTATCGTGGCACTAAAGAATTGAGAGGGTTAATGGACAAATGCTATGCAGCATTGCATTTTGTCGATTTAACTCTCGCCAATGGGCAATCGGTGTTATGCCAATTTTTACGGCATGACATTGTAACAGACTCCGACGGCACTACTCGCCATGGGGTTATGCGTTTTAGTTTACTAATTAGCGAGGTGGTTTAACATGTCTAAGTATAAAGGTCGTGAGTTACGCATCAAAGTCCGTACTTCTACTGGTCCCGATGTTTTTGCGGTTGTTGGTGGTATTCGTACCGAGTCAATGACAATCAATTCCGAAACAGTTGATGTTACCGACAAAGACGGTAACGGGTGGCGCGAATTGTTAGAGGGTGCAGGTATTACAAGCATGAGCTTAAAAGGCTCAGGCGTGGTATCTGATAATGCCGTTTTTACCGACCACATTATGGTTGCAAAAATGGCAAATACGCATTTAGTGCTTAAAATTGAGAGCGGTTTGGGCGATGTTTGGCAGGGGACATTTGCAATCCCGTCGGTTGAACGCTCAGGCGAATACAACAAAGAGGAAAACTTTAGTATTACGCTAGAGAGTGCTGGTACAATCACTTATACCGCTGTTGTGTAATTTTGAAAGGGTGAACAATGTCTAATCGCGGAATTGTAGAGCTAACGCTTAACGGTGAGGTGTTTGAATTGCACCCTACTTTTGAAAACTTGGATAAATTAGAGACTGTTTTAAATAAAGGTGCAGTCGGTTTTCTACAAAACGACTTGTCTAGCGGTATGTTTAAAACGGGCGATGTTGTGTCTATTATCCAAGTTTGTGCTATACCACCACGCGGCGCAAAACGGCCGTCTTGGTGGAATCGTGAAGGCATCGGACGTGCTGTTTTGCATGAGGGCTTGCTTAATTGTACGCGTGTTGTTGTTGAGTTTTTAACAAAAGCACTAACGGCAGGTAGTGAGACAGATATTAAAACAGTTGGCGCGGATGAGGAAGACGAAAAAAAGTAGAGCAAGGCCGCGCATGGCTCAAATTGTGGTCAAGTGCGGTCATTTACTTAAACATACAGCCGAGCGATGCTTGGCAGTTAACTCCAAGCGAATTTTGGTCATTATGGGATATGCACCTTAGTAAAATGGAAGTATCAACAGGTAAAGCATATACTAAACCCATGAGCAAAACCGAGTTTGACGAATTAAACGACTATCTGGACAGCATTCATGGCGACAACTGATGACTTAGTGATTAGCATACGAGCGGATATAGGCGCGTTACAATCTCAGTTACGCGGCATTGATGCTCAACTACAAGGCACAGAACGTCAAAGCAACGAGACTGCAAACGCTGTTAAAAACATGGCATTGCAGTTTATCAGCTTGGGCGCAGCAATCGAGGGAATGAAGAAGCTAGTCGATGTTAATCGTAACTTTGGCATCTTAAAAGCAGGGCTTGAGACTGCCACAGGCTCACTTGATGGCGCAAATCAAGCCTTTGCAGCCTTGCAACAATTTGCACAAACGACCCCTTATAGCTTGCAACAAGCGGTCGATGGTTTTACCAAACTTGTCAATTTAGGTCTAACGCCAAGCGAAGCAGCATTAAAAAGCTATGGCGACACAAGCGCGGCATTAGGTAAAGACTTAAGCCAAATGATTGAAGCCGTGGCGGACGCGGCCACAGGTGAATTTGAGCGTTTAAAAGAGTTCGGTATCAAAGCAAAAAACAATGGCGATACTATCGCATTTACGTTTAAAGGCACTACCGAGACTGTCAGAAATAACGCAGCCGAGATTGAGAGCTATCTTATCAAGCTAGGCCAAGTTAATTTTACAGGCGCAATGCAAAAACGCATGGAGTCGCTAGATGGTGCGATTAGTAATTTAAGCGACTCGTTTGAAGGGTTTTTTTATCAAATAGGCGAATCAGGCGCGACAGAATCTCTAAATAGTGGCATACGCAAATTAGGGCAAGGGCTAACTGATTTAACAGATATTGTAAAACAGATACCACTAGCTAATTTTAAATCAGCAATGGACGCGGCTGGCGATGCTGTTTTATTATTTGCAGGCTATAAAATTACTAAAATGGCCGCAGGGTTAGCACTAAGCACTCAAGAAACAATAAAAAACATTGCTGCACAATCAGCATTAAGAGCTGAAACACTTGCACAAGCCACAGCCGATGCAGCAGCAGCAGGACTTGC